CGGCCTTGGCCACCTCCAGTTCGAATTCAGCGGCGGCAGCGGTGCGGGGGTTGGGGTCGGCCAGGTACTGCGCCACGCGCAGGAAGCTGTAACGCTTCACCTCGCGCTTGCTTAGGCCGACCTCTTGGGCGCCTGCGTTATGCACGCGGCCCTGGAACTCGACTTTGCGCATTCCCAGCTGTTCCATCACCACCGCGCGGGCGGCGTCAACACTGGAGTCGTCATTGATGAGTTTTTCAGCCAGATCAGACAAGCTGAACTGGTCGCACATTCCGCGAATGGCGGCAACACGCTCGCGCTCGGCGCGCCGAGCGTCCTGTTGCACCTCCGCCACGTTGATTTCAGTGGTCATTGGATGTTCGTCAGGTGATTCAGTCCGCTCGGCGGTCTGTTCTTTCAGGCTATGGACCTGTTCCGTTTCCGTATCCGCATGAGTGGCAGGCTCGGATTGATGCATCTCCACGGTTGCGTTCACCGTCACCTCAGCCGGCTCAGGGGCCACCGGTGCCAGCTCGTCCATCGCCCGGCCCAGTCCCACGGTTTGATCGGCAGGCACGCTGACGCTGCTTACCTCCAGCACGTTCCAGTTGGTCACGTAGAACGCATCGGCGCGCTCCTCAATGTCGCCGATCTCGTAGGCGAAGCTCACGTTGCGAACAATGCCAGCCTCAATGTCTTGGCGGCGCTTGTACTCTTCGCTGCCGCGCTCAGTAGTGTTTGGGCTCCAGCGAACCGTGGAGTACAGCCGGCGATCGTCGCCTAGCCAAGCCTTTTCGGCCACTCCCAGCACCACATCACGGTTGTGATTCCACAGGTAGGCGCCGCCGTCGTTCATTCGGCTCAGGTCCATCGCGCCAGGCTCGTGGAGCAGCACTTCAGTGCCAAACCAACGCTCCACAGGCGCTTCGGAGCTGAACGAAAACGTTANCGTTTCGTCGGTTTTCTCCTCAATCTGTAGGCCCATCGGCAGCTCGCGCCGTTGTGGCCCTTTGAGTTTCGACAGATCCATGCTGCTGAGTCTTTACCTCAGGCTATGGGCGGCGCGGCTGAGCTTCCGCAGCTTCATCTTCTGCCGGATCAGATTCCTGCTCTGAATCATCTACTTCTTCTGCTGCCGCCATCAGTCCCAACTCTTCCTTGAGTTCGTTTTCCTTGGCGATCGACGCCATCACCAGCTCAAACTGCTCTCCGCTGTACTCCGCGATCTGCTCAGAGTGCGACTGCAGCAGCAGCTGCCGCGCCATATCGAGCGCCTTCATTTCCTTGGCTGGATCCACCCAGCTCCAGCTACGAGCCTGCCACCGCGGGGCGTTGTAGCGCTCAGGCCGGCTCCAATAATCATCGAACGCTGGTGACGGCAGATCGCCGGCCAGTGCTGCAGCACGCAGCCATTCCTCAAACACCCGTTGATGGAACAGCTGGATGATCACCGACTGCACCACCCGCCAGTGGTCGCGGTCTTCCAGGATTGACAGACGGCTGCTGCTGTAATTCGTCTGGCTGAAGTCCCTGCTCAGCGTCTCATAGGAGCATCCAAAGCCTGCAGCAAATCGCCGGCTGAGGTTCCGCACCACGTTGTCGTACTGCTGATCATCAGGGCCGAAATCTGGCGCCACCGGAATCTGGCCCGGCTCAAGATAGTTCCAGCTGCCCGGCTCGGTATTGATCAGCCGCTGATCATTTTCCACCGCATCGCCCACCAGCTCGCCATCTGGTGACTGGATCCAACCCAGTGATGCAGCCTGCACCCGCTTGCGGGTCCAGTGGGCTTTCTCGTACTCGGCCAGGTTGTGGACAGTGGTGATCACACTGGCCAGCCAGGGAACGCCGCGGTTTTGGCCGATTCGCTCCGGCATGAACACGTGAATCATGTCCGCAGCGTCGATCAGCTCGTGTTTCTTCTCGACGCCGCGGCGATTCAGACCCAGCTCAACATCTCCAGGGTGACGAATCAGGATTGCGTACCTGGTCGGCCGGCCCCACTGGTTGAGCTCGACGCCCAGGCGCCACTCATGGCCCGGGCGCTCTGAAACGCCTGACTTGTCCTCGTCGAGCTGATGAGCCTCAATCAGCTCCAGCGCGATTGGCGCTCGACCTTGGCCCATCGGCTGACGAACGATCCGAATCAGGCACTCGCCCGACTCAGGCAGTGCGCCGGCAATCATCATCTCGAAACCATGGAACGACAGCCGGCCCGCAACGTCACAGGTGTCAGGGCGGCACCAACGCCGCCAGGAGTCCTCGAGGATTCGATTGCGGCGGATGTCCTTCTCTGTGCCGCCGGCCTTCATGATTTGGCCCTGCATCTGGATCCCGCGCGGGCCCACGACGTTGATCTGCGTGGTCCGCTTGGCTTGCCGGGCGTAGGGGTTGTCGCGGCACAGCTGGCATGCGCGATCTCGCAACACCGCCAGGCTGGTACGCAGCTCGGCGTCTGCTGAGCTAGTCGGCGCGATCAGGTCATGGAGCAGCCGATTGCGCCGCGCGGCCTCATACATCCGGGCGCCGTTTTGCCGCCCGTGGCGGGTNGNNAGNATCTGCNTGCNNAGCCAGCTGCGGATTCCCATCANNNCACCCCACNNAANCGCACGTANAGNCGNCGNGGNTCNCCGAGNCCCTGGGCGATNNNNTCGGCGCGTTTCTCGCGCATCACCTCAGCCTTGAGCCGATCCCGCCACTTGATCAGTTCCGCCAGATCAGCGCGGCGCACCTTGCGGCCGCCGTTGCCCAGGCTCCCGATCTGGTATTCCTGCGCGCCAGTAGTCAGCGCACGGATCGCCTCTTCAACTGCGACCAGATCTTTCTGCGCCTGGCTGCGGTCGTCAAATGCTCCAGCAGTGCCGCTGAATGCCAGGCTCCGCCGCACCGTCAGACTGCCGCGGCCAGTAGTAATCGGCGCGCCATCAACGGTGGAGACAATCTGCAGCTCCCAGTCGCCTACTGCCATTGAGGCGGTGGTCTGCTGGCTGAGCGCTACTTGCCAGCCATCGGCAGTGTCGGTGGCCTGCGCTTGCACACCAGCGCCAGCTGCTGCAGCGCGCAGCCACACCGTCACTGTGGTGGCATCGGCAGCCACGCGGGATTCGATCCAGCTAATGCGGTCGCCCTGGTAAAACTCGGCCGGCTGGCTGCTCATATCACCTTGAAACTGCGCTGTCGGCGCGGTGCCGGCTTGTCACAGGCTATGGACGATTGGAGTTGGGCTTCCAGTTGGTCCCACATCGTGGCGCGGTTGTAGCGGCGGCTCACCAGCTGCATCGCCGCGTAGGCGTACCGGGTGCAGTCGCCGGCCTCGTCGCGCATACCGGTTGGGCAATCCCAGTGATACTCCCGCCCCCGGCTGCCCTTCTTTGGCATCCGCTTCCACGGGAACAACTCCGCCAGGAACTGATCGGTTGAGGCCTCGCCCAGGTGCAGATACCCAGGCCCAGGGATCTCGTTCCGCAACCGACCTTGCAGGTGCGACACGCTGGTTTCGTAGCCCACTCGGTACAGCAGCAGGCCTTTCTTCTGCACCGGCTGGTTCTTTCGGTTGATGTCAACCGGCGTGCCGCGGCCTACCAGTGGCTTGCCTTTGGCGCCGTCGCCGCGCACTGGCACCCACAGGCCGCCCTGCTTGCGGCACCAGTCCCTGATCTCCTGTGTCGAGTGGCCGCCCTCGTCGATCGCGCCCATTGCCAGCGGCACCTCAGCACCATCCTCCCGCCGCCATTTCGTCGCCGCGATCCGCTCCAGCTGCTCCAGCGTTTCCTTCTGCTGCGGGTCGCCGTCAATCTCCCAGTGGCCCAGGTGCCAGCCTTCCTCGCCGCGGCCCCAGCCCCACACCGTCACCACCACCCGCTCACCCACTGAGCCGCCGCCGCCCTGCACGTCCACGCCGTAGGTGATCAGCAACACGCCATTGGGCACGGTCCCCATTGGGTAGCCATTGCCGGCATCGATGTTCTTGCGGCGCTCGGCCAGGCCGTCGCACGTGAGTTTGCCGGCGATGCTGTCTTCCCACGGGATCCCCAGCACCGTGTTGTGGTAGGTCTGCATCGGGTCCGTATCGCCCCGGCGCATTGCCTCCAGTGCTTCCTGGTACTCGCTGATCAGCTTCGACCACACCGCTCCGGCGTGGTAGCTGTACGCCGCCCAGATGTACTGGCTCTCTACTGCTGGCTCGCCCTCAGCCGTCAGCGACTGCTGGGAGCGGTCCAGCCCAAGCGGGCAGGCCCAGCCGCCGTTGGCATCCATCTCCCGCAGCGAGGTGTAGCGGATCGGCTCTTTGCAGTTCTCGCACTCAAACGTGCCGGCATCTGGGCCATCCTTTGTCATTGCTTCCCACCGCAACTGCTGGTAGTGGCTGCAGTGCGGGCACGGCAGGTGGAGGTACTGCTGATCGCCACGCAGGAACCACTGGTGGGTCTTGTCGTTCGGAAAGATCGGCGTGCCGCCGATGATCACCTTTGGATTCCAGGACGTTTCTGTCCGGCGAATCCCGAGCTTGATCTGGCAGCCCTCGTTGATCCGGTCGTAAGCGGACGGTTCCTCGAAGATCACCACCGGTCGCTCTTTGCGCCTGAACGACTTGCCACTCTTGGCGTTCACGATGTCGATCAGCGCGCCGTTGGTGAGCTTCTTCAGCAGGATTGTGTTTGTCGCCGTGCCGCGGGATTTCGACTCCGACAGCAGGCCATCCAGACAGGGCGTGTCGGCGAACAGGTCCGAAATGTCTTCCTTGCTGTACTCCTCCGCGTCCTTTTCGATCGGCTGCACCACCATCACCTTGGATGGCTTCCAGTGCGCGTAATACTGCACCGCGCCAATCTTCACCGACTCTGACCAGCCGACACGGGCTGACTTCATGCAGACGAAGATCGGCACCCGCCGCGAGGCGAAGGCGTAGAACCAGTACGCTTGATACGGCCGGGTGATCCATGGGCCCTTGCTGGCGGCGTTGCCGGTGACGTGGCCGTAGGTGTCGGCATATTCCACGCCGCTGAGCACCGGCCGGGGGCGGAAGCATTCCGCGATCCCTCCCGCCAGGGCTGGCACGTCTCGGGTGATCATTCCTCTTCCTCCGGGCTGACCCGCCAATCAGCCACGGCGGTGAGCACCTTGGCCACCAGCCGCTCAATCAGCTCCTCATCGCCGATCGACAGGTGCGGGAGCTGCTGCTTGATCTGCTTTGGCAGCGCTTCAAGCTGGTTCTTCAACGTCAAAGCCACCGCCATCTGCGCCTGCTCGACGTCGGCCTTGTAGACGAGCTCACCAGCCTTCTGCCGGCGGTCGAGCTCGGCGATTAGGCGCTTTTCGCGCTCGTGCCAGGCGCGCTCTTCGTTGTAGTCCGGGGTCTCGCTGGGGTCGGGGGGTGGGGTGGCTGAGGGTGGGGTGCGTTTGCGAGTGGTTGGGGTGGAGTCCTGGGGCGGGGGGATGGTGTTGACGCGGGCGGAGGGTGCGGGCGCCTTGTTCGAGTTGGTCGCACGGCGCCTGACTGCCTCCCACCGCTCCCTCAGCCCGTCGCTTTCAACCATCCGCTGCTTGCCCACCATGACGCAGGGCAGATCTTGGTTGTTGATCTTTCGGTACAGCCCGCCAGCGCTCTTTTCACCCAAGAATGCCGCCGCGTCCGCAATACTCAGCAGCACCCGAGGTGTTCACAATTCACACTCACAAGCTATGGAGCTGTGAATGCCTGGCAGGAACAGGCAAGATGCGGGGTGGGGGATCGTGTGGCCTTGCTGGGGATGGCGCCGCACGCATTCACAGTATTTCAGAACCGTTATCGCCAAAAAGTGCGAGCTTCGCATTC